TATCGAAATCACGGAACTGAAAATATCAGGGGAGCGCACAAAACAGGGATACATCATGCGGCGCTCTGTCATCGAGACACGCAAAGCACTTACACCAGACATGCAACGCGCGTCTGATGAGATATGCAGGGCTTACAAGATCATCGCTGGGCGACCGATGGCGGGAACGACAAGCTACACAGGCGGCGCCGGCGATGGGGACGAGGCATGGCAGCAAGATCAGATCAACCGCTTCGATGTATGGGCAAAGCATATCCAGAAAATGCCTAAAGGCGGTTTGCTGTATAACATCGCCATTGATGTTTGTGCCTTTGACTCTACGGCGCGGCAAGTGGCAGAACAGAGAGGCTGTGACCACAAAACCGTGATGACGTACCTACGCTGCGCGCTCAATGAATATTGCATCTTGCGTGGGTGGGGGAATCAAATATCAAAAAAGGGTATTGATTAAATTCCCCATCAAAGGTATATTTAATCCATGATGTATTTTTTGCGTCTAGCAGAATTACAAGCTTCGACAGGTTTACACCTCTCGGGGCTTTTTTTATGACTGAAATTTAAGCTTCCCCCCATGCTATTCCAACAGCATGACGCACCGCGCGTTTATCCCCCACGATTCCGCGCGGTGCATTCAATTTTAATCAAGGAACGAATAATGGCCGATTTAATTATTGAGTGTTACGCATCAACAGCCGATGAAGGCAATTTCCAGCTTCAAGACAAATTCTTGGGCAAGGTGTCCATTACAACGCTTTCCAGCACATCACAATCCGCAGCTATTCCGATAGGCACGAAGTACGTCAAGCTATCCTCCGATGCGACAGCAACCGTGTTCTTTGCGTTTGGTAAAGGGTCAATCACGGCGACAACGGCAAGCCAAGGATTATACTGCGCTGAAGATGAGAAGATTCTGTTCACAGGAATCAACGCAAAAGACAATAACGTAATCGCCGCACGAACGGCATAAATGCGGGGTAGCACACCCCCAAGAAAGGTGATGCAATGAAAACAGTAACGCACTGTATTAAAAAATCTATTTTGAAAAGTATCAAAAATGCCTAGCGGCGGGAAACGTCCCAACGCAGGGCGTAAAAAAGGTCAGGCTGACAGCCCGAAGGCTCATTTGCAAAAGCTTATGAAGCCACACGCTGCAAAAGCGATAAAGGCACTGATAGGCAACCTGACTGATGAGAACGCGAGCGTGCGCAATATTGCGGCGAAAGAGATACTGGATAGAGCCTATGGCAAGTCACCTATCGCAATAACAGGCGAAGACGGCGGCGATATTCAAGTTACGATAAAGAAAATCATCCATAGTGCCACAGATTGATGTTGAGATTACGACTGCGGATTGGGCGCAGGTACTAGACCCAAAATACAGATATATTTTTATAAAGGGCGGGCGCTCGTCTGGCAAATCCCATGAGGTCGCGCAATATCTTTGCGAAAAGTCCGCATCCGAAAAAGATTTAAAGATTGTCTGTTTGCGAGAAATACAGAAATCAATCGAAAAATCATCTAAAAGCCTTGTTGACGACAAAATAAAGGCGATGGGCTTAGGTGGTCTTTACAAGTCCATCCAAAGCGAAATCCGCAAGACAGCCAAGAATGATGGTGGCCTTTTTTATTTTCAGGGCATGAACGATCTGACAGCGGATAATATTAAATCGCTAGAAGGTTTTAAAATTGCGTGGTTTGAGGAAGCTCAAAACTGTACACGCAAAACACTAAAAATTCTACGTCCCACCATCCGGATGGAGGGTTCACAAATTATATTCACTTGGAATCCTAAATTCCCTGATGATGCCATTGATGAGTTTTGCAATGCCGTAAGCGGCGAGCCTGATGTTCTGGTCATCCATGCCAATTACACTGACAATCCTTTCGTGACCTCGGCGACAAAAAGGGACGTTGAGCTTGATAAGAAAAACGCGCCAGAGGACTTTGAGCATATTTGGCTCGGTCAATACGATACATCATTCCATGGCCATTATTACGCCAAGCTTTTAGAAGATGCCAAAGCGGACGGGCGCATAACAGAAGTGCCGCGCAAAAGTGGTGTTGATATTTATACCGCATGGGATTTAGGTCGCGCAGACAGCACAGCGATATGGGTCGCACAGGTTGTTGGGCTTCAAGTACGAATTATTGATTACATCGAGGACAGCTTTAAAGACCTTGATTATTACGCGGACTGGATCAAGGACAATAACTACAACGGCTTTCACGGCCTTCCTCATGATGGGGCGCACGAGCGCTTGGGCATGACAGGCTCAATAAAAGACCAGCTTCGATCAATGGGACTGGTCAAGATTTCAACACAGCCCGCTATTTCCAAAGATGCAGGGCGCAGGCTGGCAAAAAGTTTAATCAAAGAATCATTCATAGACGCAGAAAAATGCAGGGATGGGATTCAGGCTCTTCGGCACGAGAAATCTGTGAAGGATGAAAAAACAGGCCACTACAGAGAAATTCACGAGCTTGATGGAGCGGCGGCGTTTCGTTACCTCGCGCAGTTTTTATCTACAAAGCAGAAAATTATAAAACCAAAACCCCTATCAAGAGAGATGCAAAGCGGATCATGGATGTCAAACTAGCTCAAGAGAGCTTCATTAAAACAAAAAAGAGGTCGTCCTGTATCTATGAATCCGCGCGCGATGACCTTCGTTTTTTGAGTGATGACGAGTTTGGCCATTGGGATGCTAAGGATGTCGCGGCGCGGCAGGAATCAGGCCGTCCCGTTCTTCAAATTGATTTGCTCAATCAGTATGTGCATCAGGTCACGAACGATGCGCGGATGAATACGCCGTCTATTAACCCTATCCCTGCCACGGGCGGCGATAAGGAAACAGCGGACGAAATCAAAGGCAAAATCCGTGATATTGAATACCGATCGAATGCGGATAATGCTTATGACGCGGCAATCAATAACTCTGTGAAGTGTTCGCTCGGCTGGATACGGGTTGACCACGATTACGATAATGACAGCACAATGAACCAAGAGCTGAAGATCAAGCGCGTCTTAAACCCGCTCTCTTGCTATTTGGACGCTGATTCAATGGAGATTGACGGCTCTGATGCGATGGAAGGCTGGGTTCTTGAGTCACTATCCGCAGCAGAATTTAAGAAAAAATACAAAGGCAAAACGCCTGTTTCGTTCGGCTCGGAAGAGGGTGGCGAAGTTGAAGGCGAAGACACCATTCAAATCTGTGAGTATTTCAAAATTGAAGAAAAGACGGTTCAGAAGGTTTTTTCTGATGGTGCTTTGGTTGACTTTAAAGATGGCATGGAAGGCAAGACAAGAAGCGTAAAGCAGCGCATTGTTCGCCGCTATGTTTTATCAGGTCAGGATATATTAGAAGAGGGTACTTTCCCCGGCAAATATATACCTCTTATCCCTGTTTACGGTGAAGAAGATTTTGTCGATGGTAAGCGCCGGCTTTACTCACTTATCCGTAAATCAAAACAAGCGCAAAAGATGTTCAATTATTGGAAGTCTCTGGAAACAGAACTTTTGATGAAGCAGCCCAAAGCCAAGTTTATGGCAGCGGAAGGGCAAGTTGATGATTATTTCGAAGACTACGCCAACCCCGACAAAGCGGCTGTATTGCGTTATAGGCCTATAGAGCTAAACGGTGTTCCCGTTGGTGCTCCTATTCAAATTCCACCACCTATGCCGCCCACGGGCGTTATTCAAGCGTCAATGATGGCGGCTGATGACGTTCGGGCAACCTTAGGCATATATGGCGCAGGTGTTGGCGATAGAACGAATGAAGTGTCAGGCGTTGCGATTGATTCGCGTAAGACCGAAAGCGATACGGCGACATACCATTTTTCTGACAATTTGGTGAAGTCCATCACGCATGTTGGGAAAGTGCTGGTTTGTGCTTTTAAGGAAATTTACGACACACCGCGCGTTACGCGCATTATGGATGGTGAAGATAACCCGAAAGAAATCGGCATCAACGGGGCGCGTGTTGATGGACAAGAGCGGGATTATTTCTTTAACGATGGTGAGTACGATGTGCGCGTGGTTACAGGCGCGCCGTTTACAACACGCAGGCAAGAGGCCGCGAAATTCTTTGAGAATGTATTTACCCGTTCCCCACAGCTTATGGAGGTTATGGGAGATTTAATGTTTGAAAATTCAGACATTGAGGGCGCGGACATGATGGCGGAGAGAATGAAGAAAGTTATGGACCCGTCATTATTTGCAGAGGATGAGGGGCAAGACCCGCAGACCGCACAAATGGCGCAGATGATGCAGCAAATGCAACAGCAAATGGCGCAGATGAAAGCCGAGCTTGAGGACAAATCAATGCAGATGCAGATCGACCGCGAGAAAGCACAGTATGAGCTGCAAAAGTCACAAATGGACATGCAAGTGAAGCTTGAAGAGCTTCGGGTGAAGCAGGATCAACAGCAGCTAGACCGCGCCCGCCTTGCTGTAGAAACATCGGCGCTTAATATGCAGCCCAACGACATTGCGACACGCGTCACAATCTAGGCAATCCGTCTAGCCCTTTACCACACAGCCTCCGTTTCGGGGGCTTTTTTTATGGAGAAAAAACGACATGACCGATTCAGTCGATCAAATGGTGGACGATAGTCTAGCCACAGACCAGCCAGTAGAAGCCCAAGAGAACGAAGACATTACAGAGGGGCAAGAAGAAGCGCCTCAAGAGCAGCCAGAAGAAGCCTTTACGCCTTGGCCTAAAACAGCCGAGAACGCTGTCAATCGCTTAAAGCAACAGCGGGCAAAATATCAATCGGAGATTCAAGAATTAAGAACATCTTACCAAAAGATGGAATCAGATTTCCAAGCGCTTAAAAACCCTGCTCCACAAGAGCCGCAGGAAGATGATTTTGAAAATTATGGAGATTATTTAAAGGCGGTTGCCAAGTTTGGAAGCCAGCCTAATCAGGCCAGTGAAGAAAAGCCTCTAAGCCGTGAAGAAATTTACAGGCAGGTACAAGAGGAAACTCATTACAACGGCCGCGCCCAATCCATGCACACGCAGGCCAAAAAAACAGCGCAGGAGGTGCCAGATTACGCACACCTTCATGCTCAATACGAAGACGTAATGGACAACCTACCAGAAGCGACACAGAAAGCCTTTTTGGACACTGATGACGCTCCAGCGGCGTTTTATGCGCTCGCAAAGAGTGGACAGCTCGAAGCCTTAACGTCCATGCCCCCGCATTTAGCCGCAATGGCTATTGCCCGTGCAGAACTGCAAGGACAGCAACTGATCCAGTCACAAAAGCAAAAATCAACAAATGCCCCTGCGCCTATGACGGGCGTTAAAGGCTCTTCGTCCGTGATTCCTGATGAGGAATTGAGCGGTAAAGAGCTTTTGAAAAAACATGGGGTCAAATCTTAATTTAAAGGAAAGTAGCAATGACAAATCAAATCAAAACCATCCAGGACAATGCTAAAAAGCTGGTGAAAATGGCGGCGGCTGATCTAGCCGATCAAGTTCATTTTTTCAAAGTGGCTCGCAAAGTTGATAAAAGCGAATTTAAAGCTGACGCGTCTGGCCATTCGCCGGGCAGTAAAGTTTCAATTCGCATCCCAGCGCAAGGCGAGGTGATTGAAGATAACTTTGATATCACAAGCAGCCTGCAAGACATCAAGGAAGATTCAGTTGATCTAACCCTTGATAAAAGCGCGACAATGAACCTGACGCTGACATCAAACGAGCTGGCGCATGACATTGATCTCGGCAAAGTGTATGAGCGTTTCTTCAAAACATACGTTGCTGATATGGCCGCGAATGTTGAGGCTCGCTTTATTCGTGAAGCAACACAGCACACCGCAAACATTGTCGGAACAGCTGGCTCTACAGTCGCTGATGTTGACACTATTTTAGCAGGCCGTGAAATCTTGAGTAAAAATCTTTGCCCGAAAAACAAAGAGCGTTATTTCTTGATGGATTCAACGGTTATGCGCGGTGCGGTCAACGCAAACAAAGGCCTGTTTACACAAACACGCAAAGAGTTTGAGCAGGGCTATATTGGTGATGCGAACGGCTTTGCATGGCTTGAGAACGAGTTGCTCCATACGCACACAAACGGCACTGATGTTACAGGCGTGGCGGTTGAAGCGTCCGTATCAGCGATTGCAGAAGGCATGACAGCCCTTGGTGTTGATGGCCTAACAAATACGACCGGCACAATCACTAAAGGCACTGTCTTTACGATTGCGGGCGTGTATGCGGTGCATCCTCAAACAAAGGCGGCTTTGCCTTATTTGAAGCACTTTGTTCATACAGGCGCGGATGTGACAGCCAGCGGATCTGGTCAAGCACAATTAACGCTTGGTGAGAAGGTCTATTCAGCAACATCCGGCTCATTGCAAAATGTGTCAGCGATGCCAGCGGACGAAGCGGCCATCGTCATTGTTGGTGCGGCTGATACGTCCTACACGCAATCACTGATGTTCCACAAGGAGGCGTTCCGTGTGTTGTCTGTGCCTTTGGCAATGCCGACAAATGCTGAATTTGCAGAACAAGTTACAGAAAGCGGCATGAACATTGCCCTAATCCGTGACTTTGATGTGATGAAGCGCCGCTGGGTGACACGCCTTGATTTCTTGGGCGGCATCGTTCCAGTACGTCCTCGTTGGGCTGCCCGCTTAACGAGCTAAATTATTGAAGGGGGCGCATTCGTTGCCCCCTTTTTTTCAATTTCAATCAGGA